CGCCCTGCCCGCCCCCGCCACCGAGGAGACGACCGACCGTGCCTGAACTCGACGACCTGCTGTGCACCTCCGAGTACCCCGACCCCGGCAACGCCGGATTCATCGGTCACCTCTGCGAGGACACCGCCGGACACGGCGACAACCACTACGCCGTCACCGACCTGCCCGGCACCACCCGGACCGTCCGCCTCACCTGGACCGCCACCGAGGAGCCGACCCGATGACCGAACGCCCCGCCCCCACCGGGCCGCTGCCGGACGCTGACCCCGACCTCTGCCCCTGGGGCGAGGCCGGAGGCGGCCAACCCGCCCGCGCCTGCTCCCTGCCCGCCGGGCACGACGGAGCGCCCGACACCTGCCGCATGGACCGCCTCCCGACCGAGGAGACCCCGTGACCGAGCCCACGCCCGCCGCCACCCTGACCGCCATCGCCCGCCGCGCCGCCCGCATCCGCGCTGACGCCGCGTGGCTGGCGCAGGTCACCGCCCGCACAGAGCTCACCGCCCCCGCCGTGCCGCCCCAGCCCGCGCAGGACACGCCAGGACCGGGCGCAGCGGGCACGGAGACCACGCACGGCAGTTCGGGCCGCGAGACGGGCGCTGACGGCCTCGGACACGCGTGCGGCAACTGCGAGGGCGTGGACCCCGGCTCGTGCATCGCGAACCCCAGCATCGCCCCGGATCTCGCCGGGATGCTCGGCGACCGCATCGCCGAGCGCATCGCCCTCCACCGCAACGGCCCGGCGAGCGACGGGCGCGGCTGGTACCGCGACGAGGCCGACCACACCGAGTGCCTCGCCCTCGCCGACGCTGTGATGGCCGTGGTCGAACCCGAGATCGCCGAATGGCGCTGGACCGTCGAGTACTTCGACGCTCAGTCCAAACGGCGGCAGGACCACGCCGACCGGGCCGAGGCCGCCCTGCAACGCGCCCTCGCCCTCCACACCGACGACGGCACCGGCCACTGCGGCACCTGCCGCATGACCGAACACCCCTGCGCCACCCGGCGCGCCCTCGCCAACACCCCGAAGGAGAACACCCGATGAGCCACCTGCCCCGCCGCTTCCACCTCCAGCGCACCGTCGACATCACCGGCGCCAGCGGAGTGGGCACCGTCGCCGACGGCGTCCAGTGGGCCGACGGCCGAGTCACCATCCGCTGGCGCTCCGCCCACCCCTCCACCGTCCAATGGGACCGGCTCGAGGACGCACTCGCCGTCCACGGCCACGGGGGCCACACGACGATCGTCTGGGACGACCCCGAGGGCGAGCCGCTGCCGGACCTGTACCTCGGCTCACCCGGCTGCCCCCACTGCCCCGACGGGCACACCCCGCCCGAGCACGGCCAGCCCTGGGGTGCCTACCTCGGCTCCGAACGCGACGGCGACGGGCAGCCGATCCGGATCTACGTCGAGCGGTCGGCCGGCGCCCACGTCGCCGAGTCCGACGCGGAGTGGGTGCGCCACCGCCTCAACCAGCCGTAACCCCTCGGTGGCCCGGACCAGCCGCCGGGCCACCACCACACCCCGCCGACCGCACCAGCGCCACCGACCGACAGGGGAGCCACACATGTACGACCTGACCACCACCCGCGCCGCCCTCACCACCATCGCCACCCTGTGGCCCCACCTCGCCGACGCCGTCGCCCAGCGGCAGAACACCGAGTGGCCCCCCGCCATGGGCATCACGAAGCTCCGCGAGCCCGACGAGTTCGGCGACGGCCGCCCCGGCGACGTCCGCACCCTGCCCCTCAACGTCGACGTGTTCGACGCCATGGCCGACATCACCGGCGCTCTCGTCGCGCTCGCCGACCACGTCGCCGCCGACACCCAGCGCCCCGCCATGTCGCACGCCCCCCGCGACCGGCAGTGGACCCCCGGCGACCGACAGCAGCGCGACCACCTCGCCGACACCGACGCCGCCGACCCCCGCCGCTGGCGCTACACCGGCACCCGCACCGCACCCCACGCCGCCCGCTGGCTCCACGACCGGCTCGTGTCCCGCCCCGGCGGCCCGTTCCGGCCGCTCAGCCTCCAGCACGTCCACCGGATCGAGACCACCGCGACCGCCGCCGCCCAGCGCATAGAACAGCTCCTCCGCATCGCGAGACGCACCACCAGCACCGGCCGCCAACACGACGGATGCGGCGGCAACATCCTCGTCAGCGGAGGCGACGGCACCGACCCCGAAGCCCACTGCGACCGCTGCGGACGCACCTGGCGCCCCGCCATCGCCGCATGACGCAACGCGGCTGCAACGAGGGGGCGTTGCAGCCGCCCGCCACCTTGCATCGGACGACTGTAAGCAGGTATGCTTACAGTCGATGGGCGGCCCAGCCGCAACGCTGGCGCAACACCGCCCGAGGAGGTGGCTCATTGGAGAGATGGCGAGCCCGCTACGAAGAAGCACAACGGAAGCAGAAAGCCGCTCTCCTCGCCTACCGCCAAGCAACAGCAGAGAAGGCCGATGCACTCGAACAAGGGGTGCAACACCTCGGCTCCCAAGCCGCAGTGGCCAGAGCGCTCGGAGTCACGAGAGCCATCGTCAACCGAGCCATCCGGGCTCGGGACAAGAAGAGGCCCCCGGGTGATGCAACACCCGAAGGCCACAGTCGAAACCGATAGGAGCGGTCCGACATGGAGAAGCTTAGCCGCCGACACTCCCGGCAGCCCAAGCACGATCAGGACTGCCCCCCTGGCGCGAGCGCGCCGACCACCCTCTACCGCCTCTACGACGCGGAGGGTGTTCTCCTCTACGTCGGCATCACCGCGAACCGAGAGCAGCGCTGGGAGGGCCACCGGCGAAGCTCCTCCTGGTGGAAGCAGGTGGCGCGCAAGGAGCTGAGCAGTTACCCCAGCCGCAAGCTCGCCGTCATCGCGGAGAGGAACGCGGTTCGGAAGGAGCTCCCGGTGCACAACGTGGAGTACACCTACCCCGACCAACCGAAGAGCGTCGCGGTAACCCTCTACCCCCAGCAGATCAAGAAGCTGAACCGGCTCGCGCAACAGCGTGGACTCAGCCGGGCGGCGCTTCTGCGACAGATCATCGACGCCGCCTAGAAGGCGCACCGCCTGCTGCAACAGGCGCAGCACCGCCCCGAGGCCGCTGCAACGGCCTTAGGGGGGTGACAACAGAAGAGGAGCCGGAGCCCGGCCGACGCTGCAACGCCAGCCGGGCCCCTAGACCAAGGAGCTGTACCCTCCCATGGCCCACACCGAAGATACCGCCACGCCTCCGGCGGAGATCAACAACCCGACCCGCTGGAACGCTGACCTCGGCCTCGCCAACGCCGCCGCCGCCGTCACCATCGCCCTCACCGCCGTCGCCTTCTGGCTCAGCTACGCCCACCTCCACGACGTCGCCGGCGCCCACGGCCTCGACGGCGAACGCGCCTGGGCCTGGCCCGCCACCCTCGACCTCTTCATCGTCACCGGCGAACTCCTCATGCTCCGCGCCGCACTCCAGCGCCGCATCGACCCCTGGGCCATCGCGCTCACCGTCGCAGGCAGCGGCGGCAGCATCGCGCTCAACGTCTTCGGCGTCGACCCCGACGCCGAGCTCCTCGACTACATCGTCGCCGGAATCCCCCCCACCGCCGCGCTCCTCGCGTTCGGCGCGCTGATGCGACAGATCCACCAGCACCTCGCCACACGCGTCGCGGCCACCTCCGAGCAGCCGTTGCAGTCCGTCGCACCACCGCCCCTGCCCGAGCTCCCCAGCGCCTTCGCCGACCCCGGCATCGACGCCGCCATTGAGGAGGCGATGCGCACCGTTGCGGCCGACGGTGCAGTCGAGCTGATGACCGTCGCGGACGTCGCACGCACCCGGGGAGTCGCCGAGGGCACCGTCCGCTCCTGGGTCAACCGCAACAGGCTCGCCCCCGCGCGGCGCGCCGCCGACGGGCGCCTCCTGTTCCACCCCGTCGCAGTCGCCGAACTCGACTGAGCCGGGGGAGCAGACCGTGTCGCTGTTCTTCGTGTTCGTCGTGCTCGTGTCCGGCGCCCTGCTCGCCGTGGTCGCCCCCGAGATCCGCACCGAACTCCGCGCCTGGGCCCTCATCAGCGTGTGCCTCGCCGCCGCCATCACCGACACCTGGGGGCTCCTGTGACCACCGACCCAGCCGAGCGAGCACTGCCCGACGGCCCGCCCCCACCGGTGTACGAGATCCACGTCACCTTCGCGCCTGGCGCAGACGTGAGCCCGATCGAGGCCGTCCGCCCGTGGTGGCGCCCGGCCTGGACGCTGCGGACCGCGATCGTGGCCGCCGCGGGGCTGATGCCCCTGCCGTCGATCGGCGCCCCCGCGGCCCACTGGGCGCTCACCCTCGGCGACGTGGCTGCGACGCAGTCCCTCGGCGGCGCCTGGGTCATCGCCGGAGCCGCGGTGCTCGGCGCGCTCGCCAACGACCGACGCGTCCGGAACCTCCCGCGCCAATGGGACGACGAGGAAGGGTCCTACCGGCCCGGGTGGGTCGCCCGCGCCCTCCTCTGCGCCGCCATCTCCGGCGCCTGCCTCGCCCTGCCCGTGTTCGACGCCTACGTCGCCGTGACGACCGGAGTAAACCCCTGATGGACCTCTTCAACTCGCCTGAAGGCCGCGTCTCCCTCGGCGGCATCCTCATCGGTCTCGGCATCCTCGTGTGGCAGGTCGCCCCCTGGTGGTACAAGGGCCGCAAGAAGAAGGGCAAGAAGGGCGGAGACGGCGAGGGCTCCGAGACCTCCCGCCGCGACTGGAAAGACCTGCTGCCCCTCGGTGCTGGCCTCGCCTACGGCTCCGCCTGCGTCGCCTGCGTCGGCGGCGTCCTCGGCTGGCTGGCCTACAGCATCACCAACGTCAACGCGGCCGTGGGGGACCGGGCGTTGGCCGGCACCACCGGCGCCCAGAGCCAGAACATGCCGCAGAACACCATCACCTACCTGAACGACGGCGGCAGCATCATCGTCGCCCTCGGCCTCATCACGCTGATCGTCCTCTGGAAGAAGACGCCGAAGAAGACCCGCGTCGAGCTCGGCGCCGGACTCTGGGCCGGGGCCAGCCTCGCGCTCGGCGCTGGCGCCTCCGGTGTCCTCGGCCGCACCATCAGCCCCGCCCTCAACGCCCTCGGTGACCCGCTGGTCGGTGTCCTGTGAGCCTGCGCCCTGGGCCCGCTATCACCGGCCCGGTCCGCTCCGTCCACGACGGGACCGGCATCCTCGCCCGACGCTGGGGACGCTGGATCTGGCCCGCCGAGGAGGACGACCAGAGCGTTCCCGCCGCACTCCGCAGGCTCGCGGGCACCGGGGGAGTCGCCACCCTCGGCGCCATCGTGGTGCAGGACTCCCCCGGCCTCATGTGGCTCGCCACCGGCGGATGGTGCGCCGCCGCCTGGCACGCAGCACGCAAGGCAGGCGCCACCGAGGAGCCGGAGGAGGCGACTGCGGCGGCCCTGTCCCCCAGGGAGTTCACCGAGCTCGTTCGCGCAGCCATCCCGCCCGGGTCCCCCGGCGTCCACCTCGCCGAGCTGGTCGACCTCCTCGACGCCGAGGCCCCGCGCGACCCCCCGTGGGACACCTCCGCGGTCCCCGCCCTCGCCACCGCCGCGGGGCTTCCCGTGGTGTCCACCCGCTCCCACACCCGCCCCGGCTCTGCGAGCACCGGCATCCGGGCGAAGGATCTGCCCCCTCCCCCGGGCGCCGAGAGGGGCCCTGTCGCTGTCGTCGCCGCAGGTCAGCGCGACGACAACGACAACGACACGGCCAGCGACAGCGCCACGGCCCTGATCATCAGCGACCCGACCGACCCGTCCGGCACCCGGCACATCGTGAAGAGGAGAGCCGCCTAATGACCAACCACCCCGGCGCCGAAGCCCGGACCCAGCAAGGCACGCACCACTTCGTCCTCACCCGACAGATCCCCATCGACGGCGGCACATCCATCGCCACATGGAACGGGCACCTCACGCCCGCCGATGGCATGACCCGCTACGACATCTACCAGTGGCTCCTGGCCGAACACGACAAGCAGGAGCCCCAGTTCCGGGGCTCCACCGTCCTGTTCTTCGCGCTGGAGCCCAACCAGCTCTGACCGCACACGCCTCGGGGCGGCCCACATCCGCCAAGACACGGCCGCCCCGAGCCCCATCCCGCGAGAGACAGGACCACGATCATGGCACTCCCCGAGATGCCCACACGAGACCCCAAACGCGCCACCGACGAACCCGAGCACTCCCGCCAGTACTCCGCCAGCAGCGGCGGCTGGACCAAGCCCGTGGCCAAGCCGAAGCCTGCCGCGAGAGGATGACCCGCATGGACCTGATTGCGTTCGTGCGCGCGAGGCTCGACGAGGACGAAGCGCGGGCGCGAGCCGCCGCGCAGGACGGCGCCGAGTGGCAGCACGACGGACACGCCATCGTGGCCCTGCCGGAGCGCGACCTGGTCGCCCTCGGCTCCCAGGACTACATTGAGCCCGAGCACGCCCGCCACATCACCCGCCACGACCCGGCCCGCGTGCTCGCCGAGGTAGATGCCAAGCGACGGATCGCGAAACTGTACGAGGACCATGAGCGGCTGGACCGTGAGACCTTCGAGGCTGAGGGCCAACACGCCAGGTCACTGAGTTCCCTTCGCGCAGCGTACTGGGATGCCTGCCGTCACCTTGCTCTGCCCTACGCCAGCCACCCCGACTACCGGCAGGAGTGGAAGCCGTGAGCGAAGGCCCCTACGTGACCATCTACGCCACCGTCGACACCGCCCAACTCCGCAAGGGCGTCGCCGACGCGCAGGCCACCCTGATCACCAAGGGGGGGCTCAGCGCCGAGGAGGCCGACGCTCGACTCCGTGAATGGGCCACCGCCCTCGGCGAGGAGGGCGCCGGGTCGCGTGACGCCGAGTAGTTGCGAAACCGGCGATCATCCTGCATCCTGACCCCAAGTCCGGCGTGCCCAGACGCACACGGACACTGGACCTCCCCCGAGAGCCCCGCAGCCACCGGCGCGGGGCTCTCGCCATAAGACCCCCCGGGCCGCCCTCGTCACAGAACGGCCACACAGCAGACACGACACCACCGCACACGGGATGCTCAGCCCATGACCAGCATCCGCACCACGGCCGTCTTAACCGCCACGGCCGCACTCCTCGCGCTCACCGCATGCAGCAGCGGAGGCGACAGCGAGAACAATCTCGGCTCCGTCGTCGCCGGCGACTCCCCCGAGGCCACTCCCGAGGACGCCCTCACCCGGGCGGTCACCGCCTACATCGAGACCGTCACCATCCCCGATACCGACACCACGTGGCCCATGCTCTCCGGGCGCTGCCAAGAACTCTGGGGCCGTGCCGAGTTCGACTCCCGCGCCGAGTTCGCCTATCAGACGGCCGGCCCCCAGGAGATCCAGACCGTCACCGTCGACCAGATCGAAGGCGACCTCGCCCGCGTCAGCTACACCACCAACGCCCCCATTTGGGAGGGCGACCAAGAAGCCTGGGTCCGCGAGGACGGCGCCTGGCGCCTCGACTCCTGCTGACCCCCAAGACCACTCGGGACGGAGTGGGTGCAGGTGGGCAGCCGCCCCGAGGGAACACCCCCCGGGGCGGCACGCCACCCCTGGCAAGGAGGCGACCATGCCCTGGAAAGAGTCCCCCTCGGCGTGGCGCACCACCCCCAGACCCCTGGGGTGGAAGGCCCTCCGGCAAGAGGCCCTCGCCCGGGACGAGGGACGCTGCACCTGGCTCGATGACGGCCAGCGCTGCACCAACCCAGGCACCGAGGTGGACCACGTGGGGGATCCCGAGGATCACACCCTGGGGAACCTCCGGGCCCTATGCACCCCCCACCACCGGCGCCGCACCGCCCTCCAGGCCCGCGCCGCCCGGGGAGACCTACCCAGCCGACGCCGGCCGCCCGAGCCCCATCCAGGACTCGTGCAGCAGCCGAAGCGTGATCCACTCGAAGAAGCACGAGCAAAGGCATCTGCTCGCAGCGAAGTTCCGCCCTTCTGACCTGGTCTTTTCTGTTGGGGTGGGGGGTGACCCCTTCCGCCCCTCCATCAGGCCCACGGTGCGGCATAGCGGCTCGCGGCCTGTACGGGTCTGTGACCTGTAACGATTCCGGACCGTGACCAGCGCTTGAGAAAGGCTGGGCATGACTGTCCAGTCCAGAGCCTCTAATCGTTACAGGCGCGGTAGACTGTGGGCATGCCCGCTACGCAGCGCCTCGCTTGCCGCCGATGCGGCGAGACGCTGCCGATTGCCGGCCGGGGCCGCGTGCCGACGTACTGCTCGACACGGTGCCGAGTCGCGGCGCACCGAGCGCGCACAGCGGTTCCCCCGCTGGCTCCCCAGCGGGCCGGGCTGCCGGTGGAGTTGACGAGGCTGCGCCGGTGGGTGCGGCGCGATGTCGACAAGCGGCCGGTGCGGGCGGACAACGGGCGTCCGGCCAGCTCGACGAACCCGTTCACCTGGGCCAGCCACGAGCGCGCTGAGTTGTCGCCGCACGGTGTGGGGCTCGGGTACGTGCTGGACGGCGGCGACCGGATCGTGTGCATCGACTTGGACCACTGCATCGACGGCCGCGGCCGACTCGCCGCGTGGGCACGGGAGATCGTTGGCCGCTGCCCGGCCACGTACATCGAGGTGTCGCCGTCGGGCACGGGGCTGCACCTCTGGGGCCGCGGCAAGGTGTGGCACGGCCGACGGATCAGGCACGCGGACGGCGCATGTATCGAGGTGTACGGGCGGGGCCGGTACATCGCCATGGGCCAGCGCTACGGCGATGCTCCGTCGACGCTGGCCGATCTGTCCGAGGTTGTCGACTCGTTGATCTGAGGGGGGTGACCGCCATGGCTGGCTTTGGCCCTCCCCCCAGCGAGACCAAGCGGCGCCGGAACGCCGACACCTTCGAAGATCAGGCGGTCATCGTCGAGGCTGGCGCGGAGGTGCGCGGCCCGGAGCTGCCGCACGCGGCGCTGTACGGGCCGCAGACCATTACCTGGTATGAGACGTGGCGGCGAGCCCCGCAGGCTGCGGCTTTCGTCGGTACGGACTGGCAGCGGCTGCACATGTTGGCGCCGCTGGTGGACGCCTACTTCGCGGAGCCGAGCACCAAGCTCCTGTCCGAGATCCGGTTGAACGAGTCCCTTCTCGGGGCGACGCATGTGGACCGGCTGCGGGCGCGGATCAAGGTGGAGCAGCCGAAGCCTGCGCCGACGGCCACCCCGGCCGGGGTTTCGGACATGAACGTGGCCCGGCGTAAGCGGATGACCGATGCCTCGTGAACTGGTCCACGCGCCCAGCCACGACCGGGACCGGTCGCTCGGGCTCCTCGGCTGGGCGTGGGTGGAGCACTTCTGCGTACACGGCCCCGGGGATGTGCAAGGCGATCCGGTCGAGATGGACGGTGAGTTCGGCGGCTTCCTGGTAGACGCCTACGCGCTGCGCAAGGACGGCCGCCGCATCTACGACTCCGCGGTCATCTCCCGGGGCAAGGGCCGTGCGAAAAGTGAGCTGGCCGGGTTCATCGGCTTGTTCGAGGCGTTCGGCCCGTGCCGGTTTCGCGGATGGGCCAAGGGTGGCGAGGTCTTCGAGTGGCGTGACTTCCGGTACGAGTACCAGCCGGGCGAGCCGATGGGCCGCTTCGTGACGTACCCGTTCATCCGGTGCCTGGCTACGGAGGAGACGCAGGTCGGGAACACCTACGACAACATCTACTACAACCTCACCGAGGGCCCACTTGGGGAGGATCTGCCGACCGGGGCGGCGGGCATCACCCGCACGTTCATCCCGGGCGGCGGGGAGATCCGGCCGAGCACAGCGTCGTCGTCGGCGAAGGATGGCGGCAAGGAGACGTGCACGATCGCGGACGAGACGCACCTGTACGTCACGCCCGAGTTGCGGCGCATGTACGTGACGGTCGACCGGAACTGCCGGAAGCGCAAGGAAGCGCAGCCGTGGCTGTTGCAGACGACCACGATGTACCAGCCCGGGGACAACAGCGTCGCGGAGAAGACCCACGAGCGGGCGAAGCTGGTCGCCGAGGCTGTGAAGGCCGGCGGAGAACCGCGGTCCGCCCGGCTGCTGTACGACCACCGCGAGGCGCCGCCGGACGTGGATCTGACCGACCGGGGGCAGCTCATCGCCGCGCTGCGGGAGGTGTACGGGCCCTTCGCGTCGGTGCTCGACCTGGACGGCATCGTCGAGAACGAGTTCTGGAACATCGAGAAGGATCCCGAGGACAGCAGGCGGTACTTCTTCAACCAGCCGACGGCGGCCCGGGACGCCTGGACGACGAAACCGGCGTGGGCTGCGTGCGCGGACGTGGAACGGATCGTGCCCGTCGACGCGCCGATGGTGATGTTCTTCGACGGCTCCAAGAACGACGACGCCACCGCGCTCGTCGGGTGTGATGTGGAGTCCGGGCATGTGATGACGCTGGGCTGCTGGGAGAAACCTGCCGGGCCGGACGGTAAGGGCTGGCAGGTGGACCGGGCGGACGTGGACCGCACGGTCCGCGCGGTGTTCGACGAGCGCGACGTGATCGCGTTCTTCGCCGACGTCAAGGAGTTCGAGAGCTACGTGGATTCCTGGGCGTTGGAGTTCGGGGAGCGGCTGCTGGTGCAGGCGACGGTAGGGCGGCATCAGCACCCAGTCGCATGGGACATGCGCGGCAAAGTTCGGGAGTTCACCGAGGCGTGCGAGCGCGCGGAGATCGACATCCGGGAGCGGGACCTCACGCACGACGGGGATTCGCGGTTGCAGCGGCATGTGCTGAACGCGCGGCGGCGGCCGAACCGGTACGGAGTCTCCATCGCGAAGGAGTCGCGCGAGTCCCCGAAGAAGATCGACTCGGCGGTGTGCGCGGTCGGCGCCCGGATGGTGCGGCGCCTGGTGCTGGCCTCTCCGGAGTGGGCGAAGCGCAAGCAGAAGCAGAAGCGGCGCACGGGCCGCGTGGTCGGGTGGAGGTGAGCCGTGGCTCTGGAGACCGAGCGGGAGATCAGGGAGGCGGCGTGCGCCCTGCTGGAGGCCCGGCGCGCTGAGGCCGCCGATCGGCTGGACGCGATCCACGACGCGGTGCGCAACAAGGTCAACGACATCTACGTGCCGGCGAAGGCGACGCAGGAGTACCGGCGGCTGGTGGACCAGTCCCGCTTCAACGTGCTGCCGCTGGTGATCACCGCGATCGCGCAGGCGCTGTACGTGGATGGCTACCGCCCGAGCAGCGGTGGCGACTCGGCGGTGTGGGATGCGGTGTGGCAGCCGAACCGCATGGACGCGAGGCAGGCCGGTCTGTTCCGGGCGGCCGTGCAGTACGGCGTGTCGTATGCGCGGGTGTTGCCGGGCGTCCCGGCGCCGGTGATCACGCCGTTGTCTCCTCGCCGGTGTACGGCGCTGTATGAGGATCCGACGGCGGATGAGTGGCCCGAGTTGGCGCTGGTGCATCTCGGTGGCCGCCGGTTCGTGATGTACGACGACGTGATGTCGTACCCGATCACGGACCCGGAGGAGGGCGAGCCCAAGCTGACTGCGGGCGAGGGGGCAGGTAAGCACGGACTCGGGGTATGCCCGGTCGTGCGGTTCGTCGACTCCTACGAAGATCTCGACGACGGGCCGTGCGGGAAGGTCGAGCCGCTGCTGCCGGTGCAGAGGCAGCTCAACCAAACCACCTACAGCCTGTTGATGGCGCAGCAGTACGCCGCGTTCCGGCAGCGGTGGGTGGCGGGCATGACGATCGAGGAGGACGCGCAAGGGCGCCCGATCGAGCCGTTCGACGTGGGCGTCGACCGCATGCTGCACGCCGAGGACGCCGACGCCCGGTTCGGCGAGTTCGGCCAGACCGACCTCGGCGGCTACCTCGACAGCAGGGACAAGGCTCTCCTCTACATCGCGAGCACCGCGCAGATCCCGCCGCACAACCTGGTCGTCGGCAACGCCGTCTCCAACATCAGCGCGGAGGCGCTGGCCGCTTTGGAGGCCGGGCACCGGCAGGACGTCGCCGAGCACCAGACGTCGTTCGGCGAGTCGGTGGAGCAGATGCTGCGGCTGGCCGGCCGGGCGATGGGCGACATGGAGGCGTGGGAGGACACCTCGGCCGAGGTGGTGTGGCGCGACACCACACCCAGGTCGCTGGCGCAGGTCGCCGACGCGCTCGGGAAGCTCGCCACCCAGTTGGACATCCCGCCGCGTGAGCTGTGGTCCCGCATCCCGGGGGTGACGCAGACGGAGATCGAGCGGTGGGCCGGAGCCGCGGACAGCCGTGACGGGCTGGCGGATATGGCAGCCCTGCTGGCGACTCCGGCACCGGGCACCGATGGCGAGATGGAGGTGGACGGTGGCGAGCGAGCAGGCGCAGGCGTTGACGCTGTCCCATCGGCAGCAGGTGTTGCGGCTCGCTGAGCTGATCGCCCGCCGTATGCGCGTGACGGCGCTGCGGGCGGACGTCTCCGACATCGACGGCTGGTGGGACACCGTCAGCGAGGCCGTGCAGCAGGAGATCCTGACCGGCCAGGGCGCGTTGGCGCGGCTGGCCCGCGGCTACCTGACGGCGCACGCTCGCGCGGAGGGTACGAGCGTGCGCCCGGCGGTGGTCGAGCCGAACCCTGAGCAGGTCGCGACCTCGCTGCGGGTGACGGGCCCGGTGGCGTTCCGCACGCACATGGCTCTGTCCGGGAGCGCGGAGGCCAGTGTGCGGGTGATGGCGTCCCAGTTGCAGGGCGCTGCCGAGCGGCTGGTGCTGGAGGGCGACCGGGCCACGACGATGCGGACGTTCGCGACCAACGAGTCGATGGCGGGCTGGCGCCGCACCGGCGGCGGCGGCTCGTGCCCGTTCTGCCTGATGCTGATCGGCCGAGGCGGGGTGTACTCGCGCCGCACGGTGACGTTCGAGGCCCACGATCGGTGCCGCTGCTCTGCGGAGCCGTTGTACCGGCGCGGGGAGGAGCCACCGGAGGTGCGGCGCCTGCAACGGGAGTGGCGCGAGGCCACGGCCGGGACGACGGGCGCCGGGGCGGTCGCCGCATGGCGCACGTTCCTTGCCGCGCAGGGACGCACGCAGTGACTTCCCCGCCGCGAGGGCGGGGCTGAAGAGAGGGGTCGGCCGCGATGGCTGACGAGATCGAGGAAGGCCAGCAGCCTGCGACGGGCGCGGCAGAGGACCCGACATTCAAGCCCGCACCGAAGCCCGGCGGCGGCGATGACGGGCTGGGCGATCCCGGCAAGAAGGCGCTCGCCGAGGAAAGGGCCGCCCGGCGCGACGCGGAGAAGTCCCGCAAGGAGCTGGAGGCCCGGCTCAAGGAGCTGGAGCCGCTGGCAGCCGAGGCGCAGAAGGCGAAGGAAGCCCGCAAGTCCGAGACCGAGAAGCTCACGGAGCGCGCGTCGGCCGCGGAGCAGCGGGCTGCCGAGGCGGAGCAGCGGCTGCTGCGCGCCGAGGTCGCCTCCGACAAGGGCCTGACGCAGGCGCAGGCCCGGCGGCTCGTGGGCGCCACGCGCGAGGAACTGGAGGCCGACGCCGATGAACTCCTCGCGACCTTCGGCGGCAAGCCGGAGACGGACAAACCCAAGGCGAAGACCCCGGTGGAGCGGCTGAAGCCCGGCGCGACGCCGGCGTCCGACGCGGGCCCGGCGGACATGAACGCCTGGATGCGCCGCAGGACGCCCAGCACCAACTGACTCGGCCGGGACGTGCCCGGCCTCTGACCTGAACCCCGCCGATGTGCGGGGTTTTCGCATGAAAGGACGGGCACCATGCCCCTGAACAGCGATCCGGACCTGCTCCCGATCGAGTGGTCCAACGAGGTCATCAAGGAGATGACCCACACGTCCGCGGTGATGGGCCTGTCGCAGACGCGGCGTATGGCCACGCGGCAGCAGCGCATCCCGGCCACCGCCGTGCTGGCGGACGCCTACTGGGTCGGCAACAGCGGCAACGACTTCACGAACCTCAAGCAGGAGGCGCTCGCCCAGTGGCAGGGCGTCAACCTGATCGTCGAAGAGCTCGCCGCGCTGGTCGCGATCCCCCACGCCTACATGAACGACAACGCGTTCCCGGTGTGGGAGGAGGCGCGCCCGCAGATCGTGGAGGCCATGGGCCGACGGCTCGATGCCGCCGCCCTGTTCGGGGTGGGCGCTCCGCCCACCTGGCAGACCGCGATCCTGCCGTCGATCGTGGAGGCCGGGCAGACCGTGACGGAGGGCGAGGCCGGCGACATCGCCGCGGACGTGGCTCTGTCCGCGCAGGTGCTCAAGCAGCGCGGGTTCAACACCACCGGCTGGGCCGCGGAGCCCGGGTTCCAGTGGCGGCTGACGGGGCTGCGGGACGCGGACGGTTCCCCGATCTACCAGCAGGATCTGGCGGGCCCGGTCCGCACGGGCCTGTACGGGAGGCCGATCCTGGAGGTCGCGAACGGCGCGTGGGACGACACCGAGGCGCTGATCATCCATGGTGACTGGTCCAAGTCCATCGTCGGGATCAGGCAGGACATCACGTTCACGCAGCACGAGTCCGGCGTGATCGGCGACTCCTCGGGCGCGATCGTGTTCAACGCGATGCAGCAGGACTCCACCATCTGGCGCGCGGTGTTCCGCGTGGCGTGGGCGCGCGCGAACCCCGCGACGCGGCTGGGCCCGAACCCGGGTCAGACCGGTGAGCAGCCTGTCGGGACCCCGACCTCGGTGACGAAGTTTCCCTGGGCCGCGGTCGTCCCGTCCGGCAGCTGAGCAGCGGGGCCGACCGTGCTGGTCGGCCCCGCCTGAACTTGAGAGGGGTTCCGATGCCGCAGGTGACCGTGTCGGTGCCGTACCACGGCTGCCCGGATACCGTCCGGCGCGCGGTGGACGCGGTCCTCGCGCAGTCGCACGTCGACCTGGTGTGCGTGGTCGTGAACGACGGCGACCACGCCTCGCCGCCGTGGCCCGCACTCGCGGACATCGCCGACGAGCGGCTGATTCGGCTCGACCTGCCGGAGCAGCGGGGCCGCTACTTCGCGGATGCCGTGGTGCTGGCCGCCTGCTCCACGGAGTGGTTCGCGGTCCACGACGCGGACGACGCTGCGGCACCGGGCTGGCTGGCCGGGATGCTCGCCGCAGCGGGCGACCGCGACGTCGTGCTGACCGCGCAGCGCGTCCACCCCCTGCGAGGCCGCGTCGCCGTCGAGCAGGCCAAGCCCTGGTCGGACGGCCGGTATCGGCATCACGCGCACATGGCCGGCCTGTGGCGCACGTCGTGGCTGCGTCAGGTGGGCGGCCCGCGGCCGGACTGGCGGATCGCGTGGGACACCATGCTCACCGGCGCCGCACTCGCACTCGACGCCGCCACGGTGGTCGATGAGCCGCTGTACGACCGGCACCGGCGCCGCGGGTCCCTGACGACCGCTCCGGAGACCGGCAACGGATCGGCCGAGCGGAAGCAGGCGGCGGCCCGCGCGCGGAAACTGTGGCCCGACATGGTGTCGGCTGCGGACTCCGGCCCGGAGGCAGTCGGCGCCGTTCTCACCGCGGACGTGCCGGCCGAGCTGCTGGCCGAGGTGGAGCAGCACGCGGACCGGCTGCGGCGGCTCCTGGCCGGGGAACCGGTGGCGCTGACGGACCTGCCCACGGCGCTGGACGACGCGGCCCTGTGGCGCGGCTGGGCACTGGACCGGGCGGGCGCGCAGGTGCTCGGCCGGCTGCTGGCCGAACACTCCCCGCAGACTGTGCTGGAGGCCGGATCCGGCAGCAGCACGGTGCTGCTCGCCGAGTACGCGCGCGACACCGGTGCCCGCGTCATCTCCCTGGAGCACCAGGCCCGCTACCGGGACGCCACCGCGGCGCTGCTGGCCGAGCGCGGACTCGCGGAGCACGTCGACCTGCGGCTCGCACCCCTGCGGCGTGGGCCGAACGGCCCGTGGTACGACACCGCGCTGCCCGATGGTGTCGGCCTGGCGCTGATCGACGGGCCCCCGGAGGGCGACGGCGGCCGCGCCGCGGCCTATACGGCGCTGGCGCCGCACATGGCCGACGGCGGCCTGATCCTGCTGGACGACGCCGGGCGCCCCGGGGAACGGGCCGCGCTCGCCACATGGCAGCGCCAGGGCGCGCGCGTGGAGCAGGTGGCCACGGGCGGAAAGCCCATGGCGACGGTTCGTGCCGAGCGCCCCGCTTCTGTGGGTGCTGGGGACATGGTGCTCACGCTGCTGACGGGCGACCGGCCCGAGCTACTGGCCGACACCCTGGCGTCGCTGCGGGCGACCGCCCCCGGGCTGCTGGAGACCGCGCGCCTGATCGTCCTCGACAACGGGGCCGACCCCGACTCGGCGGACATCCTCGAAGAGCACGCCGACGTCATCGACGTCCGAGAGCACCGAGACGACAGGGCGTCGATCGGTGACGCCACGTCGCACCTCGCCACGCTGGCCGCAGAGTCGGGACGCCCGTTCTGGCTGCACTTGGAGGACGACTGGCGCGCGACGCCGGACCACCCCGGATGGCTCGACGCCGCGCGCCGGATCCTCGCCGAGCACGAGGACGTGTACCAGGTGCGGCTGCGGCACTCTGAGGAACGCACGCTGCCGTACCACATGCACACCAAGCGACGTCTACGCTGGGAGCCCCGGCAGGGCTGGCGGTTCGCGCGCGAAGCGCACCTGACGACCAACCCCAACCTCACCCGCACCCGGGACATCTCGGCTGTGTGGCCGGCGTCCGGGGAGCGGGAGGCGCAGGCCCGCGCGCACGCCGCCGGGCTGAAAGGTGTGGCGCAGCTGACGCCGGGGGTGTTCGTGCACACCGGCGCCGGTTCGCGGCGGGCGGTGACCAAGTGCCGGGCCTGAGCGTGAGCGTGGTGATTCCGTGGCGGGGCGGGTGCCCGCACCGGGAGGCGACGCTCGCGTGGCTGCTGCCGCGCTGGCGGCGCGCAGGCTACGAGCCGCTGCTCGGCGAAGCCCCTTCGGGCCCGTGGTCCAAGGGCGGCGCGGTCACCGATGCGCTGCGGCGCACCGCGGCCGACGTGCTGATCATCGCGGACGCCGATGTGTGGACAGACGGTGTCGCCGACGCCGTGGCGGCTGTGCGCGGTGGCTGGCCGTGGGCGATTCCGCACGGCGACGTGCACCGGCTCGCCCCAGAAGCAACGGCCGCGGTTCTCGCGGGAGTCTCGCTCGGTCCGGATCTCCGGCTGGCGCAGCCCGCGTACCGCGGGTACGAGGGCGGCGGCATCGTCGTCCTCCCGCGCTCCACCTATGAACGGTCCCCACTCGACCGCCGGTTCGCCGGATGGGGCCAAGAGGATGAAGCGTGGGCCCTCACACTGCACACCCTCGCGGGTGCGCCGTGGCGTGGTGACGCGCCCCTCTGGCACCTCTGGCACCCACCCCAGCCGCGGGACTCGCGCCGCTGGGGATCACCGGCGTCCCGCGCCCTGTATCAGCGATACCGGCATGCCGCCGGACGCCCGGACCGGATGCGGGCGTTGCTCGCCGAGATGGAGGTGGTGACGCATGGACCCGCTGGCGACGGTAGAGGACCTAGAAGCACGCCTCGGGCGCGAGCTGACGCCTGAGGAGGCGGCACGCGCCGACGCCCTGCTGGCCGACGCATCCGCTCTGCTCCGCGCCTACACCGGCCAGGACTTCACCCTCACCGTCGGCGACGAGATCGTGCTGCGGCCGGTCGGCGTGACGATCCGCCTGCCGCAACGCCCCGTTCAGGCCGTCACCACGGTGGTTGCGCTCGGCGGCTCCGAGGTCATGCCCGATATTGCGCTGCCCGCCGGGTCCTGGACCTGGGACGGCATCGACAAGGTCGACATCTGGCCGCTGGATAGCTCCTGGTACCTGTCACTTCCGGAGGTGTGGACCGACGGGTGGGGGGCGGTCGACACGTACCGGATCACCTACGACCACGGGTACGCCGTGGCGCCGCCGGATGTGCTGGCGGTGGTGTGCGCGATGGTGCTGCGCACCCTCCTGTCCCCATCGATGACGCCGGGCATGGTGTCCGAGCGGATCGGCGCCTACAACTACCAGCTCCAGCAGGGCGCAGGCAGCGCCGGCGCCTCGGTGTCGATGACACAGCCGGACCGCGACGCCCTCAAGCGATACCGCAAGACCGCCACCACGATTCAGCTGAGAGGCCGATGATGCCCGAGTTGCCGGTCTACCTGCGGGTGGGCGAGACGGAGGCCCAGGTTGGCACCCTCTCGGCCGACACGGGCGCAGAGGGCGTCGCCGCGCTACCCGACTTCCTGCGGCGCCTCGCCGACGAATACGAGGCTGCGGCGGCCAACATGGACGATTCCTGATGCCGTCGCAGGGCGTGCCGCCACGGTTGATGCCGCACCGGGTCACCGTCGTGGAGCCTGCGGTCACCAGCTCCTACGGCAACACCGAGTACGACTACGGGCCAGCCGCCGCGCGAACGGCAGATGTTCCGGCGTGGCTGGAGCAGCAGCAGCGCGCACAGATCCCGGCGATCGGCGGCGACCCGTTGCAGGAGCGGTGGCTGATGGTCACCGACCACAGCCCAATCGGCAGGCGTGCCCGGATCGAGTGGGATGGCGCGCCGTCCGGCCCGGTGGTTTTCGAGATCGATGGGCAGCCGGGTCCGTTCTACAACCCGCTCGCCATGGCCGCGTCCGGCTCATCGGCGCCGCATCACACCGAGCTATCTCTCAAGATCGTGGACGGGTAGGAGGCGCCGTGCAGTACATCGAGCGGTTCCGGCTCAACTCCCGCGGCGCGAAAGCGCTGCTGCGCTCCGACGGCGTGCGGGAGGATATGCAGCGCCGGGCCGACGCCATCAAGGCCGTGGCCGAGCCGCAGTGGCAGGCCGCGACCGCCGGTATCGGCGGCCTGGACCCGGTTCGGGTCATCGCCGATACCTCTGTCGGGTCGGGCCGTGCGTTCGGCACGGTCATCGCGATCCACCCTGCAAGCCTGCGGATCGAGCAGGACCGCCGGATCCTCGGCGGTGCGATCGACGCGGCGAGGAACTGACGTGTTCCCCGACGTCACGGGCGCGCTGATCGCCTACCTGACGCCGCTCGTGGCGCCGGTGCGGGTCGTATCCCGGGTGCCGGACCCGCGTCCGCCACTGCTGGTGCAGGTGCGACGCGTCGGGGGCGCCGCGACACCGCCGGTCCGGGACGCCGCCCGCATGGACGTTTGGTGCTGGGGCCCGACCGACTCGACGGCGATGACGCTGGCGTTGCAGGCGCGCGCCGCGGTGTGGGCGCTGTCCGGCACGCAACTCCTCGGCGGCCTGACCTGCTACGAGGTGTCGGAGTTTCTGGGGCCGCGCTTGGACGACGACCCGATCACCAATTCGCCCCGCGCGTGGGCCACCTACTCCCTGCTGGTGCGCGCCGACTCGGCGATCAACCCCGCACCCCACTGACTTGTTTCCCGTTTCCCGGTGATGTCCGCGCGCCCGGGTGACCCCCTACACCCATGAGGAGATCACCATGGCACTCGTTGCCTCCGAGGTGGATGTCGCGATCACCGGGGAAATGTTCTCCGCGCCGGTCGGCACCACCGCGCCCACCAACGCCTCTGCCCCGCTCGACCCTGCGTTTATCGGTCACGGTTACTGCTCCGAGGACGGGGTGACCGAGGCGTGGGAGGACAACGTCGAGAACATCGTCGCGTGGCAGAACGCCACCGTCGTCCGCGCGGCGCGTACCGAGTCGCTGGTGACGTTCCAGACGACGCTGATCCAGAACCGCGGCTCCAACCTTGAGCTGTACCACCCGGGTTCGACGATGGAGACGGACGGCGGCTCGGGCTGGATGCTGGAGGTCAAGCCGGCCAACTCCGACCCGCGGTCGTTCGTGATCAATGTCGTGGACGGCAACACGCTGATGCGGTTCTACCTCGGCAACGCGGAGGTCACCGAGCGCGGGGAGATCCAGTACGCGAACGGGCAGGCCATCGGCTACCAGGTGACGATCACGGCGTACCCGGACGCCGACGGGAACCTGATGGTCAAGTACAGCACCGACGCGGCCTGGGGCACGGACATCGCCGGCGGGTCGTGACTTTCAAGACGGCCCCGGGGGCATCTCGCGCGGAGTGCCTCCGGGGCTCACCCATGTCCGCGCACCGAGCACAGGAGATCCGCGCATGTTCGACGCACGAGAGCGCTCTGCCGCTCTGCCGTCCGATCCGTTCCAGTGGATCGGAATGGACGGCGAGACGTACACGCTGCCCAACGCGTCCACGCTCACCGGAGCTGACGCTGACCGGCTGTTCGGCGGGGACCTCGCCGTGATCCGCGAGGTCGGCGGCCAGGCCGCATACGACGCGCTGATGGCCATGCCCGCCCGCTTGCAGTTGGACTTCGCAACCGCCTGGACCAAGCACTCGCGGGAGTCGGGAAAAGAGGCTTCGCCGTCCTCGCCGACGCGGACCGCCGCGAAGCGCTCGAAGTAGACCTCACCCTCCGCGGGGCCCCGGCGGACCTGGCGGTGATGCCGCTGGGCCGGATCGGCGCCCTGTACGAGCAACTGCTCCACGACCCGCACTCGGCGACCGCTCGCGCCGCCGGTGGCGACGGCTACTCCCGTAGCGAGCACCTGCTGTTCCTCGTGGTCGATGAGCTGCGCCTCGCCACCTGGCTGCGCACGAAGGACGGCGCGAAGGGCCGCAACCGGCCGAAGCGCATCAGCCCCCTGGCCAAGCCGGAGGGCACCCGCCACGGCTCCATCCCACAGGGCCGGACACCGGCCGAGGTGCGGGCCCTCCTCGCCCGCCACGGGCCAGCCCCGCTCCCCGCACCACCTGCATAGGAGGTGACCGCCATGGCCGAGGAGATCGGCGTCGCGTTCGTCCGGCTCATCCCCAGCATGCGCGGGTTCGGCCCGGCCGCCGGGGACGCAATGAACGGCGCCGCCGGGCAGCCCGCGGCCAACGCGGGTGACGCGGCCGGCCGCAACTTCGGCGGCGCGTTCAAGGCAGGGCTGGCCGGGGTTGCGCTGGCTGCCGGGATGGCGCTGTTCGCTGGCATCTCGGAAGCCATGAACCAGGGGCGCATCGTCTCGATGATGCAGGCGTCCATGGGCACCACGCCGGAGGTCGCCGAGCGGTACGGCCAGGTCGCCGGCGAACTGTTCGCGAACGCGGTCACCGCCGACTTCCAGACGGCGGCCGACGCGGTCGCCGAGACCATGAACCACGGCCTCCTGCCCACCGACGCGACCATGGGCCAGATCGAGACCATGTCCACCGGCCTCGCGGACGTCGCCACCCTCCTGGGCGAGGAGGTCGGGCCGACCGCCCGCGCCGTCGGCAAGATACTCAAGACCGGGCTGGCAGACGATGGCACCGAGGCGCTTGACCTGCTGACGCGCGGCGTGCAGACCGGAGCCAACGAGGCCGACGATCTCCTCGACACGTTCTCCGAGTACGCTACGCAGTTCCGGCAGCTCGGCCTGTCCGGGGACCAGGCCATGGGCCTGCTCTCCCAGGGCCTGAAGGGCGGCGCCCGAGATGCCGACCTGGTCGCCGACACCCTCAAAGAGGGCACGCTGATCCTCCAGGAAATGGGGGAGGAGGCCGCGACCGCGCTCGACGAGATCGGGCTGTCCGCCGAGGACATCCAGGGCCGGATCGCTGGCGGCGGTGACGGCGCGGCCGAAGCGCTGGACGACATCCTGGACGGCCTGCGGGACGTAAAGGACCCGGCCGATCAGGCGGCGCTGGCGGTCGACTTGTTCGGCACCAAGGCCGAGGACATGCAGGACGCCATCCTGTCTCTCGATCCGAGCCAGGCAGCCGAGGACCTCGGCGAGTTCGAGGGGGCCGCCAAGTCCGCAGGCGACACGCTGCGGGACAACGCCGCAACGCGGGTGGAGCAGTTCAAGCGGACTCTTCAGCAGAACTTCGTGGAGTTCATCGGCGGCGAGGTCATCCCGCGCCTGCAAGAACTCAAGGAGGAGTTCGGCCCCACTTTCCAGGCCGGAGTCGACGCCGCACGCGACTTCTGGACCCAGGCCAAGCCGTGGGTGAAGGAGGCCACCGACGGCCTATCCGGGCTCGGCGACGGGTTCCGCGGGGTAGAGACTGACGCCACGACCTCCATGTCCGGCACGCAGGCCGCGGTCTACAGCGGCCTGACGCAGGTCGGTGCCGCGTTCTCCAGTGGCGAGACGCTGATCCGCGACGGGTGGGCGTTGTTCGGCGAGGACCTGGTGGGGATCGCCCGCACCTACCTCGGCCAGACGGTCGAGGAGTGGAAGGGGCGCCTCCAGATCGTCTCGGGGTTCTTGCAGATGTGGGCCGGGGTCTTCAGCGGGGACTGGCGCAAAATCTGGGCGGGCGCCAAGGACGTGCTGACCGGCGCGAAGGACATCATCGTCTCGCGCTGGCAGGCCGGGCTCGGCGTGGTCCGCAACCTCACCTCGGCCGGCATGGGCCTGGTCAGCAGCGGCTGGTCAGCGGCCTGGGGCGGCATGAAGTCGGGCGCGAGCGGTGCCGGACGCTGGGTCGTGAATGACACGAAGAGCTGGCTGAGCCAGATGCGGTCTCGCATGGCCAGCGGCCTCGGGGGCGCGGTCGGCCTGTTCCGGGCCCTGAAGAGCAAGGTGCAGGGCGCTCTGTCGGGGGCTCCGGACTGGCTGGTGGCGGCCGGGAAGGCGATCATCCGCGGCCTGATCACCGGTCTGCGGTCGGCCATGGGCGGCCTGATGGGAGCGCTCGGCGGGATCGCAGGCAAGGTCATCGGCCATTTCCCGAACAGCCCCGCCAAGGAAGGGCCGCTGCGGCAGTACCCCCCGCAGAAGTCCGGCGCCAAGATCGTGAACTTCCTGGCGGACGGCATGCGGTCCGCCACCTCCGACGTGTCGGCCGCCTCGGCGCTCGCCGCCGGTGCCGCGATTCCGGCGACCGCAGCCGCGTACCGCTCAGGGCCCGGGACGGCCGCCGCACCGCAGCCGGTGCTGCGCGTCCAGGCAGACGGCAGCCGCGCCTCCCAGGCCGTGATGTGGCTGATCCAGAACAGCGTGCGTACCGACTACGGCAGCAGCGTCACTGCTGCGTTCACCCCCGGGAGGTAGGTCGTGGCGTTCCCTCAGGACCGGCTGCCGCTGCGCGCGGAGCTGGCGTTCGGCGCCGACCCCGCGGGCGACCCCGCCGAGTGGACATGGTCGGACGTCGCCCCTGACGTGCACCGGCAGACGATCACGATCCGCCGGGGCCGCTCGGATGAGGCAGGTCAGCCGTCCCCGACCTCGACGTCTCTCCAGCTCGACAACCCGCACGGCGACTACACCCCCGGCAACGCGCTCGGGGCGCACTACCCACACGTTCGGCAGGGCGTCCCGGCGCGGATCGGCGTGCAGGCCGGCGGCCCGTATCTGCGTGTGCCCGACGCCGTCGGCGCGCGGGCGGTGGCCGCGTCCCCGCCCGCGGTGACCGGCGACCTGGACGTGCGCGTCGAGGTGGCGCTGGACCGCCTCCCGAGCCAGGCCACGGCCAGCGTGTTGGACGCGCCGCCGTGGCGGCACTATGCCCAGTCCCTCATCGGCCGCTACTCCGCAGTGGACCTCGGCCGGGGATGGCGCATGTACCTCGGGGCGTGGGGCAACGTCCTGCTGGCCTGGTCCAGCAACGGCCTGCTCTCCGGGCTGTCCGAGTACTTCGCCGAGGACACGGTGCCCTATGCCAGCGGGCAGCGGTGCGCGATCCGCGCCACGCTGGACGCGGACAACGGTGACGGCGGCCATGAGGTCAGGTTCTACTGCGGGCCGTCCCTCGACGGGCCGTGGCGGCAGCTCGGCGCCCCGCGCACGGGCTCGGGCACCGCGAGCATCTACCAGCCCGCCGGGGTCCCGCTGACCCTCGGGGATGTGCAGGCGCAGCTCGCCCGCCCGGCAGGCCGCTGGTACCGCGCGGAGGTCAGGACCACGATCGACGGCACCGTGGTGGCCAGCCCGGACTTCACCACGCTGGCCGTCGGCGACACCGCGTTCACCGACGCCACCGGCATCGACTGGGCGCTGTCCGGCGGCTCCGAGGTCACCGACTGGCGTACCCGTATGGCAGGCACGGTCGACGAATGGGCGCCGACGTGGCCGTGGGGCGACCTGTCCGACCCGACCGCCCCGGAGGAGCGGCCCGGCGAGGCACGCGTCGACATCGCCGTCTCCGGCATCCTCCGCCGCCTCGGCCAAGGACAGAAAGCGCTCCAGAGCACGCTGCGCCGCGGTATCCCGCTGGCGATCGACTCCGGGCTGCTGGGCTACTGGCCGTGTGAGGACGGGTCCGCGGCCACGAGCATCGCGAGCGCGATTCCGGGGCGCCGCGCGGCGGCGGTCGAGGGCCTGACCATGGCGGCCGACAGTGGCCTCCCGAGCAGTGCGCCGCTGCCTCAAGTCGGCAGCGATGGCGGCTCGTTCCGCGTCTCCCTACCGTCGCTGCCGGATGCGTCGCTCGGCTGGCGAGCCGAGATGGTGTACCACCTCGACGAGCTGCCCAGTTCGTCTCTGGGCTGGTTCCGGGTGTGGACGTCCGGCGGGGGCGTCGCGCGCATCACCGGCTACATCGGTGCGGGCGAGATCCGGCTACGCCTGCACGACGCGGACGGCACCGTCGTGGATGAGACGTTCTGGACGGACGCCGACGCGCTCGCCGCCGCGACGGCCGGGTGGTGCCGCGTGCGGCTCATCGCCCAACCTTCCGGCGCGGACTGGGACTACCGGTTGCGATGGACCGCGATCGGCCAGGACGAGACGTGGTCCATCGGCGTCACCCACTCCGGCTACACGCGGCCCGTCAGGATCGACAACCAGTGGTCGGCCGGGATGTCGGGCTTGCCGTTCGGCCACATCACCTACAGCGGTGACCCCACGCTGGACCCGTACCGGCCCGGGACCCGCGGCCCTGAGGCGGCATACGCCGGCGAGTACGCCCTCGACCGCATGCGGCGCCTCGCGGAAGAAGAGCAGCTGCCCATCAGCGTGCTCGGCAACGCCCACGAGTCCCCGCAGATGGGCCCCCAGGGGCAAGCGACCCTGTTGACGCTGCTCCAGGAATGCGCCGCAGCCGATGGCGGAGTGCTCTCGGAGCGGCGGGAGGCACTCGGCCTTCAGTACCGGGCCCGCGCCACGCTGTACAACCAGCCCCCGGCGCTCGTGCTCGACGCCGGGGTCAGCGAGATCGACAACCCGTTCGCACCGGTCCTGGATGACCAGCGCTTGCGGAACGACATCACCGTCACACGCCAGGGCGGCAGCAGCGCACGGGCCGTCGACGAGGCGTCCGTCGCCGAACTCGGCCTGTACGACGACTCGGTGACGCTCAACGTTGCGGCGGACGACACGCTGCCCGGCATCGCCGGGTGGCGGCTGCACCGCGGCACCTGGCCCGGCATGCGCTACCCCGCCGTCACTACCAGCCTGGACGTGGCACCGCAGACCATCGCGACGTGGCTCGACCGCGCCGAGGGGGACCGCCTCCAGGTCGTGAACCTCCCTCCGCAGCACCCCACCACCGCGGTGGACCTGATGGCCGAGGGGTACTCCGAGACGATCACCCCGACCCGGTGGCGCATTGAGGCCAACGCGAGCCCTGGCGGCATCTGGACGGTTGGGGAGGTCGGCAACGCCGACCCCGCCGACGACACCGCGCCCAACCACCTCGACACCGACGGCAGCAGCCTCTACGCCCCCGCCTCTGCCGACGCCGACACCATGTTCCTGTGGCGCGACGCCGGGCCTCCGTGGGAGACGACGGAGGGCCCGACCGGCGGCACCAGCAGCGGCGACGACCTGCCCGTGGACCTGATGGTGGGTGGGGAGGTCGTGACGGCAACCGCGCTCGAGCCTCTGGCCTGGGATGCGTTCGACCGCACGGTCGCGTCCGGCTGGGGCGCGACGACCACCGGGTATGCGTGGGTGACGAGCGGCGGCTCCGCGAGCGACCGCAGCGTGGACGGCACGGCCGGGATCGTCACCCTCGCGTCCAGCCCGACGACGCAGCGGTTCCAACTGGTCGGCTCCGTGACGCTGACGGACTGCGAGGTGCTGGTCAGCGTCACCCCGAGCCAGCTCGCGACCGGCGGGGCGTTCCAGCCGGGCATCGTGCTGAGGGTGGGAGCGGCCTACTACCGCTGCCGCCTCGTGCTGGCGACCAGCGGCGCCGTCTCCATGGAGGTGCTGCGCAGTACCAGCCTCGTCGGCGCCACCGCCGCGACGCCCTACACCTACGGCGCGGGCACCAGGCTGTGGATGCGCGTGCGCGTGGACGGGCACCGCGTCCGGGGCCGGGTCTGGCCCTCGACCCGCCTGGAGCCTGGTGGTTGGTGGATCGACCGCACGGTGGTGGCGGATCCGATCGCCTCCGGGGTCGCCGGGGTCAGCGTCTCGACGGCCGCCGGCAACACCAACGTCGCCCCGGCGTTCTCGTTCCGGGACTGGCAGGTCGTCAACCCGCAGTACGCCGAGGTGACCCGCAGCACCAACGGCGTCATCAAGGCGCACGCGACCGGGGCGGATGTGCGCCTCGCCCATCCGATGATCATCGCCCTCTAGGAGGCGTTCGTGACGACCCCACCGCCGGGCCTCCTGCCCGGAACCCGCATCACCGCTGACAGGCTCAACGGCGCGCTGCTGATCGGGCGGTTGGTGTTCTTCGCCAGCAGGGACGCGGCACAGACGATCACCACCAGCGGCACCGCGGCAGGCGCCAGCGGTAACGCCTTGTCGTGGGACAACCTGATCGTTGACCTGCTCGGCGGCTACAGCCCGTCGACGCCGACCTACTTCACGCCGCCGATCGCGGGTTGGTATCAGCTCACCGGCGAGACGAGTTTCGAGGGCTCCGTGACCGGCACCTGGCGCGGCGCGAGCTGGCTGTTCAACGGCACTTTGCCGATCGGAGGCACGGCCAAACCGGTCGCGGCGGCCACGGCGAACACCACGGTCACCGTCGGCGCGAGGAGCGTGCCGGTGCTGTTCGACGGGGTGAGCGATCACATCGAGTTCGCTCCGTTCCACAACGCCACCGGCAGCCTCGCCACGGCCACCGGCTCGGCGAGACCGCACGTCGCCATCTACTACGCGGGGCCCGCGTAGGGCCGCACCCACCCCTGCCCCGGCGCCGTCGGCCCCGGGGCTGATCTATGCCCAGAGAGGGGGCCCCATGGCCTGGTACCCGGGCGCGACCCGGATGGAGCTGCTGCCGGAGGCGCGGCAGCAGGACGCCATCCGGCCGACGCAGTTCATCGTGCACTCGATCGTGGCGCCGTGGGAGCCGCGGCGGACCTACGAGTTCTGGCGCGACTCGACCAACCTCGAAAGCCACTTCGGTCTGGGGTACTCCGGTGACCTCGGACAGTACCTCCCGACCACCGTCCGCGCGGATGCCAACGCCGGGGCGAACCGGCGGGCCGACGGGACCGGCGCGATCAGCGTGGAGACCGCCAGCAACACCAGCGCGAGCGACCTGTGGACCGGCGAGCAGGTCGAGGCGCTGATCGCCCTCGGGGCGTGGGCGCACCGTACCCACGGCATCCCGCTGCACATCTGCCGCTCGGCGAGCGACCCGGGGTTCGGCTGGCACCGGCTGCACCGCGGCTGGTCGACCTCGGGCACGGCCTGCCCCGGCGCCCGCCGCATCGAGCAGTTCGAGCGCGTGGTGTTCCCGGGGATCGTCGCCCGCTCCGGTCAGCCCGTCACCACCCCCGCCCCTCCCGAGGAGGACGAAGTGCCCAAGTTCCTGGCGCTCGGCATGACCGAGCCCATCGAGATCCGCGACGCGGGGGCCTGGGTGTCCCTGCCGTGGGACACGGAGTGGTCGGACGGCGCCAGCCAGCACGGCGACGGCGCGCAGTCGTTCGCCGCAGACGGCGCCCAGTACGTCGGCGTGCTCCAGCTGCGCCTGTCCGGCCTCGCCCCGGGCGTCGAGGTGCAGGTCCGCGTCGTCGAGGACGGCCCGGACGGCGAGAAGCGCCTGCCCATCGCGGAGGCCACCGGCACCGCGGGCGGCTCCTACCCGGCGCTCCCGCTGTGCGGGCAGGTGTCCCGCGGCGCCCGCGTCAAGGTGATGCTCGCCCACTTCGGGCCCGGCCCGGTGACGATCGAGCGCGCCGAGCTGAAGGCGCAGGTGTGGCCGTGACGGCGATCGACTACGACCTGGAGTTCCTGGAGGATGGCCGGACGATCGGGCTGATCAGCATCGGCATGGTCGCCGACGACGGCCGCGAACTGTACGCCGTGAGCGCCGAGTTCGACCAGGCCGCAGTGCGGCGGCACCCGTGGCTGCGTGAGCACGTCTGGCCGCAGCTCCCCATCGCGAAGAACCCGCCCGGCGTGCGGGGGATGGACCAGCTCGACCTCGACCACCCGGACGTGCGTCCCCGGGCGCAGATCGCCCGCGCCGTCGCCGCCTTCATCCAGGCCGCGGGCCCGGACGTGGAGTTGTGGGCGAACTACGGCGCCTATGACCACGTCGCGCTGGCGCAACTGTGGGGCCCGATGATCGCGCTCCCCGAGGGCGTGCCGATGTTCACGCACGACATTCAGCAGGAGGCCCGCAGGCTCGGCCTGTCCTGGGACGACCTGCCCAAGCAGCAGGGCGGCGAGCACAACGCGCTCGCGGACGCCCGCCACAACCAGGCCGTGCGGCGCTGGCTCGCTGAGCGCGCCGCCGAAAGACAGGATTGCTCATGACCGCCAACTTCCCCTCCGCGCGCACCGCGCGGACCTTCGGCATCGACCTGGCCGAGCGGACCGCCGCCACGTTCGTGACCACCCTCGGCGGCGTGTTCGTCGCGGCCGAGCCGTTCAACATGTTCACCGTGAGCTTCTGGGAGGGCGCCGGTGTGGCCGGTCTCGCCGCGGTCGGCTCCTTCCTGAAGGGCGTCGCCGCCCGCGCGCTCGGCGATCCGAACTCGGCGTCGGCCGCGCCGCGCGTCTGACCTGGGCGGTGATCTGTGCCTGATGAGCCGACTCTCGGTGAGGTGGCCCGCCGCTTGGCGGCCGTGCACGCGGACCTCAAGGAGGATCTCAGCCAGCTCGCTACGCGGCTCGACGGCAAGGTCAGCGGCGACGTGTTCGAGCTGCGGATGAAGGCCCTCGAAAGAGACATCGCTACGACGACTGCGAGGGCAGCGGAGATCGAGCAGGCCCAGGCCGAGCGGGACCGGCGCCGCGCGGCGGATCACCGACTCGTGCTGACCGCGTTGGTCGCTCCTGTGCTTCTTCTTCTGCTCCAGGTGTACCTGGGGGCCAGGGGGGCGGGCGCATGACCCGGAGCGAGAGGCGCCGCGGGGATCTTCTCGCGGCGCTCGGCGTGCTGGCCGGTATCACCATGCTGGCGTGGGTGGTCATCACGATGACCCAACTCGCGGACGATCTGGAGCAGGCCAACGCCGCGAGAGACGCGCTGGCCGAGCAGGTGCAGGATCTCGGTGCGGAGCCGGTGGCGGGTCCACCGGGCAGCCGAGGGGATGCTGGCGCGGCCGGGGAGCAGGGGCCGCCTGGGGACTCGGGGCCGATGGGCCCGCGCGGACCGGGCGGCGAGGACGGAGACGACGGACCGGCTGGGGACCCGGGCGATCCTGGAAACCCCGGCGCCGCCGGCTCGGACGGCCCGTCCGGTACACCGGGCGCCGCTGGGGAGCCGGGCCCACCCGGGGCCGCCGGCGAGCCAGGCCCCGCCGGACCGGCCGGGGAGCAGGGGCCGGCGGGCGACACCGGGCCTGCTGGTCCGGCGCCCACCAGCTGGTCATGGACCGGGCCGGACGGTGTGACGTACCGGTGTGCGCCCGTCAGCGAGGGCTCCACGGAGTACGCGTGTGCCCCGGCCAGCGTGCCGGAGGACCCGCAGCAGGGCGGGCTCCTCGGAGCGCTCGACCCGGCGCGCAGGCAGTGGTAGCGGGATAGGAGATGTTTTCCAGGTGCGCCCCCGTCGTCGGCTTCGGCTGGCGGCGGGGTTTCTGCTGGTTCGAACCAGCGGTGGATACGGGCAGTCATGGCCGCATGCGCCGTCGCGCCGCGTGGACACGTTCTGTGATCTACGAGTTGTCCTGCCGCATAGGCATGTCCGTTTCGGAACGGTTGTGTTCGCCTTTGCGCGTCACTCGCCGTCACTGGAACGGAGTAGAGTAATCGGCCAACAGGCCATCAGATGTTCGGCCCGTAATCCCCTGGAAGGGGTGCGCCCTCACGCGGATGCCGGTCCGCGGAGGGCGTTGAACACAAGGAGCTGATGCCTTGATGCACGTGCACAACCCTACTCATCGCCATGCCCGGGTCAACAGCCGGGTGTGCCGATCCCGTGTGGGTTGCATCCGGTGACGCCGGACCCAACCCGGCGGCGCTTCAACTCCAGTGAACGCGTCGCCCTCTACCTGGCTGCCGACGGAAAGTGCGCCGAATGCGGCGCCGAACTACAACCTTCCTGGCACGCCGACCACGTCGCCCCCTACTCGGCGGGCGGCCCCACCGACGTCACCAACGGGCAGGCCCTCTGCCCGAGATGCAACCTCACGAAAGGCCCTTGGCACATGGAACTGCGGGACTGGCAGGAGGAGGCACTCGGCCGCCTCCTGAAGAACAACGACGACTTCCTCGCGGTCGCCACCCCGGGCGCCGGCAAGACTACCTTCGCGCTGGTCGCCGCCCAGAAGCTCATCAGCCGCGCCGACGTCGAGAAAGTCGTCGTCATCGTCCCCACTTCCCACCTGCGCCGCCAATGGTCCGAAGCTGCCAGCAAGCTAGGGATCCAGCTTGACTGGAAGTTCACCAACGCCCAGTCTGCAGTAGCTCGCGATTTCGACGGGGTCGTCGTCACCTACGCCACGGTCGCCGCCCAGCCGTTGCTCTGGCAGCACATGGTGGCCGCCAAACGCACCCTCGTCATCCTCGATGAAGTTCACCACGCCGGCGAAGCCGAAAACCTCTCTTGGGGGCCGGCCCTTCGGCAGGCGTTCGGCGGCGCGATGCGCAGGCTCATGCTTTCGGGCACCCCCTTCCGCTCCGACCGCCAGGCCATCCCCTTCGTCACCTACGACGAGAGGCGCAAGTGCACGCCCAGTTACAACTACGACTACGGAACCGCGCTGGCGGACCGCACCGTCGTGCGCCCGATCGCCTTCCCAGCCCTCGACGGCAACGTTCGCTGGCGCGACGCCGGGGCGATCGTCTCCACCGACCTGGCCGACACGGACGAGACCACGCTCATCAACGCCCTCCGTTCCGCGCTCGACCCGGATGGCCAGTGGATCGGCTCCGTGCTGCGTCGGGCCGATGAGGAGCTGTCGCTCCTCCGCGAGGAAGTTCCGGATGCCGGCGGTCTGATCGTGGCCGCCGACCAGTACAAGGCGCGCCGGTACGCCGACATGCTCGACCAGATCACGGGCGAGAAGACCACACTGGCCATCTCCGACGAGCCGGAGGCATCGCAGCACATCGCCCGGTTCGCCAAGGGCACCTCGAAGTGGATCGTCGCCGTGCAGATGGTGTCCGAGGGGGTCGACATCCCGCGCCTCGCCGTTGGCGTCTACGCCTCCCGCATCAAGACGGAGATGTTCTTTCGGCAGGTCGTAGGCCGCTTCGTGCGGACACGCTCGGCGGAGGACGAGATCACGGCGACACTCTTCATCCCCTCGGTCCAGCCGCTGCTGAAGTTCGCGCAGGACATCGAGCGCACCGTCGATGCGGTGCTCGGCGAGCAGGCCGAGCGCGCCCGGCAGTCCGGGGAGGATGGGGAGCCGCGCACCCTGGAGCTGGACTTGGTGCAGCCCATAGGCTCCTCGGAGGCGCTGCACCACTCCACCGTCTTCGGTGGGCAGTCCTTCACCCAGGACGAGTTGAACCGGGCGAAGAACATCGCCCAGGCCGTCGGTGCTCCGCCGAGCATGACCGATGCGCAGATGGCCCGGGCAATCCGCATGGCCACGGGCGGAAAGCTGCTGACGACGGCGACCATCCCGACGCCGGTTACGCCCGAGGCCGAGCAGTCGCTGACTGAGAGGAAGTCGGACGCGCGCAGGGTCATCAAGCGGATGGTCGGCAGGCTCTCGCGGATGACGCAGCAGCCGCATCCGTACATCCACGCGGAGATGAACCGCCTCTGTGGCGAGGACTCCATCGACCAGGCCACACTGGAATCGCTGAACCGCCGCATCGAGATGCTGGAGAAGAAGATCCGGAGCTACTCGTGACGTCGGCCAAGGCGAACGCGGTTCTGGTCGAGGCCCTCGGCTCCTCTCTGCGCCGCGGCGGCAACGCATTGCAGGACGTACCCGGCCTGCTGAAACGCATCCTGGAAGAGGAGGCGTGGAAGGAGTTCGTCACACCCCGGGGTGAGCTGGTCATGTACGCCGAGGTCGAGGACTTCGTCCGGACCTCCCCGAGCAGAGGGCTCGGGGCTGACCCCGACATGGTGCGACGATTGATCCAGCGCGACCCTGTGACACTCGACCTTTTCGACCGGGCCATGCAGAGGCGCCCCGGACGCCCAGAAACCTTGTCTAATAGACAAGATTCTGCGCCGGCTGGCACCACGAGGACTGCCGCCCTGCGCCGTCTGAGAAAGGACCGCCCGGACCTTCACGGCGAGGTGCTGGCCGGGCACCTGTCGGCACATGCCGCGATGGTGAAAGCCGGGTTCCGTCGTCGGACGGTCAGCGTGCCGGTCGACAAGCCGGAGGCCGCCGCCAAGGCCCTGCGCCGCAACCTCAGCAAGACGGACCTGGCCGAGCTCGCCCGGCTCCTCCAGTCCCGACGCTGACGCCCCGCTCCTGCTTCGGCAGGGGCGGGGCGTTCGTCGCGCGAAGGGGGCAGGACCCGGTGTCGTCCTCCAGGAGCGCGGCACGGCTTCCTTTTCCCGACCTCCCGCAAGACGCCTCACATCGGATAACCATCTCGGATGAGTGGGACGACAACGCCTCCGCGGGGTTGGCGTGACGGGCAGGATGTCGCCATGAGCGCGCGTGAAAAGGAATCCCGCACCCACTTCTCCGACCTAGTGCGAACTCGGCGCCAGCAGCTGCGCCTGTCGCTCGAGAAACTGAGCGACGCCTCCATTGACCCGGAGACCGGGACACAGGTGAAGCAGAGCTGGATACACAGGCTCGAGCATGGCGAGCCGGTGAATCCGCCGAGCCTGGCTCAGCTCCGAGCGCTGGCTCTGGGGCTTGAGCTGCGGCTTTCGCGGATGCAGGATGCCGCCGCGGCTGAGTACTTCGGCCTCGAGCGACCATGGCCCGAGTCGGCGGAAGCGCGGGACTTTGCAATGGTCGTGGAGGGGCTGACGCTTGAGCAGCAGGTAGCGCTCGAGCGGCTCCTTGACGCGTTCTTCCCGCGCCCGCCCCAGACGCCGTAGCCCCACCCACACCCGACGTGCCACCATGCGGCCATGAGCCCTCAACTCGCCGCACGCGAGACGGTGGTGCTGGATGACGTGGTGGCTGCGGTGGCGGTGCTGCGGGATCCGTCCGGGCCGGGGGAGCCGTGGTCGGCGGAGGACATCGCCCTGGCCCTGCCCGCGTTGCTGGATCTGGCGGACGGCGGGTCGCTCGCAGTGGCCGCGGACACGGCACGGTGGCTCGACGCTGCGGACGCCGGGCTGCTGCCGGCGGACTGACGCACGACCGGCGCTCCCCGGGCGGAACGGGCGTAGCGTGTCGCCACCCCCACCGAGGTCCCCGCCGCGTTGCGCATCGTGCAAGGGCTCTTGACTACGGCGCCTCCGCCCGGCACACCGGGCACTCCTCGATCGTCACCCCCGGCCGCTCCACGACCTCCCGCACCTGCTCCGCATGCAGCTCGGGTCCGCCAGGTGCCCAGCAGCCCCGCCGGTGCAGCACACCCTCGCGGGGGCCGCCGGCGGGGCGTCGCATCCACTGCACCCACCACCGCGGCCCGGCCTGGTCCTCGGCGGACTCCAGGGCGGCGCGCACGGTGGCGAGTCGGTGCTCCAGCCAGCGCGCGATCACGTGGAGGTCGGCGGCCTCCGGCGGTAGGTCGAACATGGATTCGAGTCTAGGTGTGCGTCCGGTCCCCGGCGACAGCGGTAGACGACGCCCCCGCACGGTTGCCTCACGGCGGCCGGGCGGGGGCGCATCGTCATGCCCGCGGGTGGGCACCGGCGACTCGGGCGCGCGAAGCAAATCCCCGTCCTATGCTGGCGAGTGACGAACTGCACCAGATAGGACGGGGATCGACATGCCTGACTCTACCGTGCCCGGCGACCGCCTGCGAGAGATCCGCCTCCTGCGCGGCCTCACCCAAGAGGAGGCAGCCGAGCGCTCCGGCCTTAGCCTGCCCACCGTGAAGAAGATCGAGCAAGGCGGGTCGGCCAGGATCGAGACGTATCACGCGCTCGCCCGCGGCCTCCGCGTCCGCACCTCAGAACTGTTCGAGCCCGGCGGTCCGCGGCGGCGCGAGCACGCCGACGATGACCGCATCGACCTGCTGCCGATGAGGCAAGCCGTCGCGCCGCCGCTCGGGCCCGGCGGGCACCTCCACGTGGACACGGTGGAGGTCGAGCCCGACCTGGGGCAGCTGCGCGTGACCGCGCGCGCTCTGGATGAGGCGTACCACCGCGACGACTACATCACGGCCTCCCGAATGCTGCCGCCGCTGATCCGCTCCGCCCACACGGCGGTTCGCCACTACGAGGGCGGCCCGCAGCACGCGGACGCGCTGCGGTTGCGCTCGGACGCGCTTCAGCAGGCGGGCAGGCTGCTGACGCAGATCAGGGTGTACGACCTCGCGCAGCTCGCGCTGCGGGACGCGATGCGCGACTCGGCGGCGGCCGGAGATGTGCTGGCCGAGGCCGCGGCTGTTGATCTTCAGGGCTGGGCGTTGGTGCGTCAGGCGCGGCTGGATGAGGCCGAGCGGTCGGCGCTGGCGACGGCGGAGGCGATCGAACCGCGGCTGTCCCGGGCGTCCCGGGATGAACTGGCGGTGTGGGGGCGCCTGCTGGTGCGGGCATCCGGCGCGGCAGCGCGGAACAACCGGCCGCAGGAGGCGCGGGACATCCTCCAGGTAGCGCGGGCGGCAGGTTCGGCGCTCGGGCCGCGCACCGGGGGTGCCGGGTACAAGTCGGGGGCGTTCAACCACCTGAGCGCCGCATACCAGGGGATTGAGAACCACATGATTGCGGACCGTCCTGATCGGGTGCTCGGGCTGTCCGAGCGGATCGCGGCGGCGGACGCGTCGACGTCGAACACGAGGCACCGGCACCTGTTGGACGTGGCGCGTGCGCACGTGGCGTTGCGTCAGGACAGCGATGCTGAGGACGTTCTGGCTGCGCTCCACGGCGAGTCTCCGGACTGGCTGCGGCATCAGCAGATGGCCAGCGAGGTGTTCGCAGATCTGCTGAAGAAGCGGAAGCGGCTCACTGGTCGCCAGCGGCGGCTGGCGCAGTTCTTCGCTGCGGCGTAAGGGATACGGGGCGTATTCCTTAGGGGACCCTACGGTGATGAACGAATACGCTACGCGCCTGTAGCAATGGTGTCACTCCTCGTAGCGTCACTGGTCAGCAGCCTCCCCCCAGGAGCCGACCATGACGCACGGATTACGCCC